TTGTTTACTATATTTGTAGCGGTAACACGTGGGTTAATGCCTGCAATGCTTCCATCTTTTACCGCTTTACTGATACCTTCAATAATGGCTTGCGTTTCGTTGGTAATTAACTCATTCGTCCATGTATCGACAATCTTCACCAATTCGGGGTTTACCTGATTAAAATAAACGCCTGCAATATCTAGCTTTTTAGCTAGTGCGTTGCCAGTCGTGGTGTAGGTATCAATGATGCTATTCTTTACCGCCGTTAATTCACTTAATAGCTCGCCTTGCTGTAATGCCGTCATGGTTTCTAACGGCAAGCCTTGGGTGATAATAGCCTCAAGTTCTGCAACATCCACGGTACTTTTTATGTTTTTAACCGCCAATAAATAAGCTAAAATAATCGCTCGTTCATGCTTATTGGCTGTTTTTAAAAGCTCGTCCTGTTGTTCACGGTCTTTTTTGCTAATCACAATAAAACCTCTAATTTTAATTGCTTACGGCTTGCTAAATTCTGTGCGTGTTTAATACGTGCCTCTGCTATGGCTAGATATTCACTGCTTAATTCAATGCCTGTAAAGTTGAAACCTTCAAGCATACACGCCTTGCCAGTGCTTCCACTGCCCATAAAGGGGTCTAATACCGTGCCGTTAAGCGGTGTAATTAACTTTGTAACGTACTGCATTAAAGCGGTTGGCTTTACCGTTGGATGGAAATTTCCTAGTTTTGAAGCTGTTTTTTGCTCTTCATTCATCCGTGGGGCATTAACCCTCATGTTGCTTTTAAGCTCAAACCCTTCCAACCCCTCATCCCTATCGGCTTTGCTTGCCTTGGCACAATAGAAATAACGGCTAGCAGAGCCTTGGTCATTATGCCCATTAAATGAATATCTTTCAGTGTTAGCACCGCTCATACAGTTATTTTTAGAAGCTACCCTATGACTCATTCCTTTAGGGCTTTTCGTCCACGGCATACCGCCTGTAGCCTCTTCGCTTCCATCGTGAATAAGGTTAGCAGGGTAACGCCCTTTGGTGTGTCTTTCAGGTTTGCTTGATTTCCAGCTACCACTATAAGTTTGGTTTCCACCTCCAGCATGACCATGCCAGCCCACGGTTTCGTCTGTTTCAACCCGACACGCCCCAATGTTTAAGCCTCCCACGCCGTGTTTAAGCACGTTATTAACCACTGTGCCATCTAACGGCTTGCGTGCTAGGATTATCGGCTCATAGGCGGGCTTAAGCTGACTATTCCACCCATCCCATTGCTTAGCTTTTTCTGTTAATCCTAGCTTTTCAATACCTTTAGCAATATCAAGCCCTTTGGGGAATCCTGACCCATAAATATACATGATTGTTTCTTTTAACTCAAAACCAGCTAGCCGTAAGCTCATACCCATTAAATCTTGCGTTCTACTACCAGCAAAACAGGCAATATGCCCCCCATGCTTTAACACACGCAAGCACTCTTTCCAAACGGTAGGGCTTGGTACAAAACTATCCCACTTCTTGCCCATAAAACCAGCCTTGCCATGCGTGTAGGTTTCATCTGCAAGCCACGCCGTTAAGCACTTAACAATATCATCTTGCGATTGGTTGCTTAAGCCATACGGTGGGTCGGTAACGATTGAATCGACACTGTTATCGGGTAACTTTTTTAAAACATCCAAACAATCGCCATTAAATAAGTTAAACTCCATTATTAACCTCTCTTTCAGCGTCGGTCAACTCTGGTAAGCCTGCGTAGCTTCGCAAGTACTCCTCTGTTTTAGGGTCGTTCACCAAAATACCAGAATTGGATAAAGCGTTAATATAATTAGCCATAGCGTCTAGTGATAAATCGACGTTATCGCTCGTCAATGTTGGTATCATATCAAATGGCATACCGTTTAGTTCCCATATCGGCTTTACAATTTGATGGTAAAACTCGTTGCAAAAATCCTGCTTGATACCATCCATCCAAGATTTGAACGTGGAGCTTTTTTCACGGCTCAAGGCATAACTACCACCGTGTGTTCCGTTGCTTCCAAGTAGCAAGAAATCGGCGTACAACGCTTGGGCGATTATTTCGTTTTCACGTCGGATTAAAGCGGTCGTATCAAATGCCTTTTGACCGTTGATAGAGGCAATCTCAAAATCATTTGCTTTTGTTGATGTAAAAGTGCCGTCGGGGTCTGAATGGGGGGCAGATGGTAAAACAATACCACTCATTCTGTTAAAATCTGCTTGGCTTACAAACGCTTCGGCTGCTTGTTTTCTTTTAACCACATCCTCTTTGCTTCCGCTAACATTATCATACCGTAGGATGTTGACCCCTTCCATCGTCCGCCGTAACTGGATGGTTTCACGCCCCATAATCCTGTTTTTATGGATATAATTCTTAAAAACGGCTTTCAGCATTGAATGCCCGTAAACGTTCTGTGAATTGTTGGGCTTGCCCTGCACATAAAAGCATCGGGAAAGCGGTATTTTTTCCGCATACATTTTACTATGGAAGCCTTGTAGCTTCCTATCTTCGTAGTAGGCATCAAGGCTAATTTGTGGGTGGAAAATTAAATCGTCCAACTCGTAGCCAGTATCCCCAGCCCTTAATTGCAATTCGTAAACAGAAAAACCAACTAGATAGGTGGATACAAACGTTCCCATAATCTGGTTAAATGAGCCACTTTCCCAATCAAGAAACATTTTAGTGGCAATATCTGCATATTCCCCAGTGGTATCGTTTTTGTTTGGTTTCATTGTGAAAGTAACTTGCTGTAAAACATGGGTTACCAGCGTTTGAAAAGCACGGCTTACATGGCAATCTTCAAGCATATTGTAAAAGTTAATTACCCACTCTTTCGGCGTAAATTCTGGCAATAAATTAGCGTCGGCAGAAAACCAGTTGGTGCGATTGTAAACCATTGAGTACTCGTTGCCAGTAAACTGTGGGCGTTCAATCTGCGTGGCTTCTTTTAAATCTTTTCGGGTCAACCGTTGTTTTTTCGACATTAGAAAAATGCTCCTGTAAAATCTAAATCACCACTGGTATAGGTCTGCCGTCTCGATAGCTTGTATTCGACAAATTGCGTCATTGCGTCCACCAAGTCATCATGTTTAGCCATCGGGAAACTAAGTGCTTGGGTAATTAAAGTACTAATAACTGGCACGTCTTTACAGAATTGTAGCACGTTTTGCTCAAGGCGATAACTACACGCCCTCGCACGGCTCTCTTTACTTTCTTTTGGTGAAATAGCAATGATGTTATTTAATGATTCACCGTTTTTCGTGAGGCTATCACGCAACACGTTAATAATCGCCGAGCCGTTGGCTTTATCCTCAATGAGAAAATCAGTGGGGCTGTGTTTGACAATCATTTCTTTCAGCATCTCAAGCGTTTTAATAAAATCAAGGCGTTTATTAAAACCATCCACGCAGTACCATATCCCCCGATGTTTAGCAAAAACTAAGCATGCCACAAAGTCGCTAGTTACCGTGTCCTTAAACGTGGCATCCAAACTTATTGTTACTTCTGTAGCATTTAGCATTATTTCCGCCGTGCTAATTTCCGCAAGTCTGAACATATCTTTTTTAAATATCAAACCTTCCGCAGGGGCAGGGCGTTGTTGAAGTTGAGCGGAAGCGTCTTGAGTAGAAAGCCCATCTTGTGCGTCAAATCCGCTTTTTCGCTCTGCTATCCAATCGTGAGAAAACCGTTCCGCCCAGAGTAGCTCCCCATCTTTTTTCCGTGGGTCAACAAACCCTATGTTGGACACGCACGGCGTTGGATGGTCGGATTCATATTCAGCAGGGAAGCATAGTACATTGTACCGCTCTCTTAATTTCGGTGTGGCTAAAATTTTCCCAACCACATCGTCCTCATGCAGTCGTTGCATCACCAGAATAACCCCAGCCTGTTGTCCTGTTCCCCTCGTCATAAACGTACCAGTGTACCAACGCCACGCTCTATCACGTTCCGCTTTGCTGTACACTTTCGTTGCCTGTATCGGGTCATCGCAAATAAGCAAGTCGGCATCCTTACCAGTACCACCGCTTGTGGTAATCGCCAACCGCTTACCTTTTCGTGTGTTGTCATATTCCGACTTCGCCCATTGGCTCGTTGACGGCTTCACGATATGCCCGAAAAGCTCCTGATACTTTTCACTCGCAATTAAAGCTCTTGTCTTTTCTGAAAAACCGTGAGATAGCGTTTCGTCAACCGATGCCGTTAATTGCCGTCGGGACGGCGTGGTTAGCCAGTCCCAAGCAGGGTAAAAAACGTTTACAATGATGCTTTTAGCGTGTCTCGGCGGTAGCATGATGATTAACCGCTCTATTCGCTTGTCGCTAACCGCTTCTAAATGCTCGCAAATCGCCTTAATGTGCCAATTATCCATGAATGGGTTAGCGTCGACAGTGTTCCAAAAGTACTTCACAAACTCATAGAGGCTTTTGGGCAAGCGTTCACGCAGAACTTGCCGTATTG